TTTTTGCCATAATATAATATATAATAAAATTAATAAAATAAAAGGGACTGGGAAATTAATCCCAGTCTCTTTAAAATAATTGTGCTTAGTTCATTAACATGAAGTTGTTAGCACCTTGAGTAATTAAACATCTTTCAGATAAATAGTGTATCTCCATAGCGTCTAACTCAGATGTAGTAGCTCCAACAGAACCAGTAGTCCATGTTTTCATTTTTCTATCATCAGCTTGAGAAGCTCTGTATCTAACATGTAAGAAAGGACGTTTAAGGTTTTTTCCTAATTGCTGGTCGTAAACTGAAGAAACACCAGCCGGAACAATAACACCTCTGATAGCGTTAACAGTATCCATAGCATTGATAGCACCTCTAGTACTAGCGTCATTTAGGTATTTCCAATCAGACTTATAGAAGTCATAAGAACCTCTTCTGAAACCAGAGAAACCTAAGTTTAACGCCATATCTTCAGAGTTATCAAATACTCCGTAAGAAGTACCACCAGCTCCGTAAGAATTCATTGCAGCCAACATGTCGTCAAATGCTAAAGCAGTTGCTCTATTAACAAACATCATGTTTTCTTCAATAGCACCTTGAGAGTCAAACTCAGCTAAGATAGCGTCAAATTCAGCTAAATCAGTAGCAGCGTTAACACCAGTTACACCAGAAGTCATGTTACCTCTAGATTCAATAGCAGCGAATAAACCTTCTGTACCGAAAGTATTACCAGCAGCACCGTATAACTCACTATCAAGTAATGTAGAACCAGGTGTACCGTTAACAGATTCAATCATTGCCATTTCAACATAATCAGTAAATCTTGCTCTTGTGTCACCCTCAGCTTTTAAGTACCATAGGTAACCATTTTGCCCGTCTTCACCTGAAACTTCAACCCAACCAATTTGAGATGCGTCAGATCCTGATACAGCATATTTATCTTTCAAGATAATTGGCTTGTTAGAGAATGAAGTAAAGCTTGGTTCGTTTTGACCAGCTCTACCGTTAGTTCCTTTTGCGTATTCAGAACCAACAACTAACACTCTAAGAGCAGAACCAGTTGTTGCTGTAATACCAGCAGCTGTAGCTGTGTTAGCCCCATAAAAACCAACAGAAATAAGACCTGTAGTTGCGTTAACCGCAGTTACAACACCTCTAGTTGTAGTGTTAGAATCAGCCATTAAAAGTATATCATTAACTCTGATACCGTGGTCGTTAGTTGAATAGACCGTTGTCCCAGTATTACCATCGATATCAGATACAATAGTAATCTGACCACCGGCAGTAGTATCTGCTTTCTGTGAAACGTGTGACATCGTAGCTATGTACGATAAGTGTAATCTACCTTGCTCAGACCAAACAACTTGGTCAGCAGTCATAGACTCTTCAGCCCCAACTTGTGAAAGAAACCCTGAAATTGTTCTGTTACCGAAAACTTCAGCTTCTTTTTCCATTAGGTCTGGTAAATATTGTTGTGCCCAGTCGTTTGCGCCGGACGTAAAATCGATGTAATTTGAAGTAAGTGCTTGCTGTAATGGAGCTGGCACGCTATTCAAACTACCTCCTGCAGTAATTGCCATAATTGTAAATTTTTAAATTGTTATTTTTTGTTTTTAATTTTAAACTTAAAATCAGAAGAGTTATCACCTAGCACTTTGAACTTCATACCACCTGTTTCAATTTTTCCATGACTTTGTCTTGGATTCATATCAACGTTTTTGGCTTTAGCAATACTATTTTTCATAGCATCTGCTTTTCCTTGTTCGTAAAAGTGTTTCGCAACAGCGTCCGCATTCATTGCTGTATATAGAGATTTATGATAACCCCTAGCGTCTTTTAAAGCAGATTTCTTATCCAAAAACTTTTTGGTGAAATTACTTATGTCGCTCTGAGTGTTTTTAACCTCTTCAGCATTGTTTACATTAAACCTGTATTTCTTATCGCCGACGTTATATTCAAAACCTTTGAACTTGTCGTTGAAAACTTGTTCAGTTTTCTGTGTAAAAATATCAGAGTTTGTTTTAACTATTTTTTGATTTGCTTCTGACTCCTTGTTGTATCTATTAAAGAAATCTATTGCTTTTTGCTGCTCACTCGTGAGTTTGCTTCCAGCTTTGATTTCGTCATAGTATTTAGACTTTTGCCCGTCTAGATGGCTTTTAGCGCTGGCAACTTGCTCTTTAAGCGCTAATTTCTTTCTACGTATATCTCTATCGTCGTCTATATCTTCGTCGTAAGAGAACGTGTCTTCCATAAGGAAGTTAATTTCTTCGCTGTTTAAGTGAGGTTTTGTTTGCTTGTAGTATTCGTGTAGTAGACTTTGGTCGTCTAACTTTGAATAATCTTGATTAAGCTTAACATAGTCACTTAAATCTCCACCAGTCTCTTCCATAAAGTTCATTAACTTTTGGATATTTTCTGGTAATGGTTGTCCAGTAGCTTCAGCTTCTGCTATAGCTTCCTCAACCTGTTCTTCAACCTCTTCAACCTTTTCCTCAGTAATTTCTTCTAATACTGGGGTTTCTTGTGTTTCAGTTTCCGGTTGTACTTCTTCTTGTTCTTGTGTGGGCTCGGTATTTTCAGACTCTGCAACCACTCCGCTGTCGTCAGTTGAATCTGTTTCAACTTCGGTTGTTTCTTTTGGTTCTTCATTTTCTTCTACTGGTTTTGGTGGTTTACTTAAATCTACCTTAACGACGCTATCGTCTCCAGCAGATTCAAACTTACTTTCATCGACTTGTTCAGTCGTTTCTTGAGTAGTCTTTTCGACTACTTTTTCATTTTCTTCTTCCATAATATAATATAATAATAGTTAATAATTTATTTAGGGTCAAACACTCCTAAGTCAAATCCGCCGCCTAATATATCATTACCTGCGGACTCAAAGTTTTTAGGTGGTTTTCCACTATTTCTTTGTTCTATAAGTTCGCTTTGTTGAGAAGCCTGTATTCTAGTTCTCTCATCTTTACGATCCTCTTTTTCTTTTTCTTTTGTTTTTTGCCCATCAACCTCAATACCCTTAAGCTGCATGTTCATTTGAAACTCCAACTGCATTAGCTCTTTTTTCATTTGAACTTCTTGTATCATTCTTTCAGACTCTAACTGAGCTTTAACCTGCTCTAATTGCGCTTGGCTTTGTGTTAAGGCTTGGTTTTTTTGAACCTCTGATTGAGCCGCCGCTTCAGCTGATTGTTGATTTAATTGAGCTTGCTGCTGCATGTTTTGCTGCTGCAACAGTTGATCTCTATCCAGCTTCTTTTTTCTACGTATTTTAAGAAGTTGATTAGCTAGTTTTATATTCTTAATTTCTCTAATATCAATAGCGTCAGCTAGTTCAATTATTTGCTGTTGTAATGCCATTTGAACATTGTTCTCTAACATCATTCTCTCTTCCTCGTCTGGTTGTAATTCTATGAATATACCAAAGTCATAAAGATGTAATTCCTTTAACTCTTCTAACACAGCCGCGTTATGAACACCGATAGCCTGTATAAAAGCATCTTTTGTTGGTGAGTACTCTATAATATCAGAAATTCTTAACGATAGCGCTTCACAAACTTCAGCCGTTAGAAATAACCCAGACTGTAATATATGTCTGGTTGCCGTGTTTGAATTAGCTGCTGCTATTTTCTGAACGCCAACTAAAGCGTTTTTATCTGGCATACTACCATCTCTAGCCTCGTTAAGTCCGGTTACATCTCTTATCATTTGTAGGTAGTAATTGTAATTACCAATAAGAGCTTGCATTTTATTTCCACCAGCTCCAGATGTAATTTCTTGAATAGGAACTTTACCCGGGTTCATGTCACCCTCAGAAGTAAATGATCTACCAATAACAGATCCTGTTTGGAAAAACATGTTTAAAGCTTCTTGTGGATTGTAGTTTGTTCCGTTACCCAAATCTACTTCAGCTAAACCATCAGCATCTAAATAAACACCATCTGGAACCATTCTTGACATTACCTGTTGTAATTTAAGGTGTGTTAACTGAATCATATCAGCAAAACCAGTAATTCTTTTAACTAGTGAATCGATTCTACCCTCGTACATTCTAGGGGCAACGATAGCGTAATTCATTTTAACTTTAGTAAAATCACTTTTTGGACGCATCATGTTTTTAGCCATCTCCCATTTAAGTAGTTTTTCAGTACCTAAAATCATAGCCCCATCATAAAGACACTCTATAGATCTTAACATTCTACTGTATCCACCCTCCATGTTTTCTGGAGGATTAAATGAATCATCTTTAGGAATAATTTTATCAGCACCCGTAGCCATTTCCTTAACCTTGTATACTTCGTTCATGTAAGTTTTATAGTTAAAATATAAGACCTGAATAGTGTTGTTATCTTCTTTATTTTCGCTATGCTTAGAGTTGTAGTTAGATCTGTTGTTAGATTTATTTTTCATTATATCATCAAGATCACTCTCGGTTAAATGAGGAAATTGTTTTGCCAATTCGTTAACTGGTATTGTTTTTACCTCCCCAACATAATAAATATCATCAAAGTAAGGAGAGTCGGTATGCGAGTACACTAAGTTAGCTGGGTCTACATAGTCCACAACAACACCTTCTGAGGTGTTAAAACTTGTTTTTACCGCTCCTATTCCTAAAACTGTAAGATCATAATAAAAACGCTTTTTTATGAGTTCGTACCTGTTGCCTTCTAATAAAGTGTTAAGAGCTTGTTCCTCAGCTACCTCAATAGATTGTTTATAGCTTAGCTGCATGTGGAGTTCTAGCTCCTCGTTGCTCTCTGGAAGCTCTTCTATTGCACTCTCCCTAACGTCTAATTGCACTTGTTGTTTAACAGCCTCGTTAAACTCCTTCAATCTCATGTCTTTTAATATAGACTCCATATATTCGGTTCTTTTAGAAACACCGTATGGATCTTGCGAATAAGCTTTAACATCATAAGTTCTCTCAGCTATTCCGTTTACAACAATATCAACAAACTTGGATATAATTGGAACTGGCTTCCAGTCTAAATTTAAATAGGACAAATCACCGTTTATAGATAACTCATCCTTATATTTTTGTATAGACTGCTCGCCTCTAGCGTATAGTCTTAAGCTGTGAAAATTGTTTTTATTAGTTCTGTGTCTATTAAACCCTCTATCGTCGTTAAACCACTCTTGCTCTATTGCTTTACCTACTTTCAAACCATAATCATAGCTTAGCTTTTCAGCATCACTAACTGTTTGACTCGGGAAATAACTTTTAATGCCAGACTCTGCCATATTTATTATTTGATTATTTGTGAATTGCTTCCAGTATTACTAT